TTACCAATATTAAGCCAGCCATTGGATAATTCAAAGTCGTCCCATGCTTCTGGGTCTTTAGTAGATACATAACATGAAGGAATCTCTATGCGTAGTATTCTTTCCATGTCTTCACTCATTTTTTAGCCTCCTTCTTTTTCTTAGATGATGGTTTAACTTTAAGTTTAGTTACTGGAATAAACTTCTTTGGTATAGACCAGGGGATCCTCATTTCTTTCTACTCCTTTTGAAAGCAGCCGACATACGCTTAAGGTCTAATCTTCCTTTTTTGTCTCCACGCTTAAACTTAATGTGGTTTGATTTGTTTTTGATGTATCGCTGCCATGCTGATAGTTTACGTGTAGTTCCTTTGGCCGCTTTAGCCACTTTCTTAGACGTAGACTTAACAGTGCTAACAGTCCGCTTAACATCGCCAACAAGTTCTCGTATTTCATCGAGAGTACCTTCTATCTTAACCAAGTGTATCACACTCAGTTATCACTAGCGGTTGATTGTATTGCGATTGCCATCCAGTCTTCTGAGGATAGTTTAACGACTCTTGCACGAATTCTTGCAGTAACGTACACTACTGCACCTGCGTTAGTTGCAGTTGCATCTGGGCCAGCCACCAGGTAAAGAGTATCGTTGACAACCATGAATGCTTCAGACAAAGCAGCAGGGCCAAAGTTATCTGGAAACAAGTCTGTAGTATGTGATGCGATGTTGTTAGTTTGGTCAATGTTTAGACCTCCACTAGCAATTAAAGATTGATTGTCACCACGTACAAAAGCAGTTCCCGGGTTTAAATCACTTAATTGAACTGATATTGCCCCGTTACCTTGCAGCATTGAAGAACCATCAGTTCCAAAGTCACTAGAGACCTGGTAAATGAAGTCAACACTTTCGATTGCTACTGCTTGACCTGTTGGAACATTAACGTATGCTCCCAAGTCTAATGTTCCTTGTACTCTTCCACCAGATGCAGTTGCTGCTGGTATCGCCACGGTTTCAGTTAGGTAGAAACTACCTGTCTTTGCTTTCGCCATGAAACACTGGTATTCTTGACGGTTATTAAACTAAACGAACATGTTCGCATCTATCCAAGGATTAAATCTTCTTTACTAAAGCACGCCATTGTTACTCTCCCCAGCACACCCACCCTATGCCAAGTAGCCATACCATATAGGGGCTTCTGCCTTTTTCCTCTAATACATACATACATTTAATATAAGATTATAAACTGCCACTGTAATATGAGACATAAAACAATAACTCTATGCCCGACTACTTACGAGATTGCACGCAAAATGGATAACTTTAGTGCGTGGATTAGACAAGAACTGATGAAGAAACAGGCTACACAATACAAAGCGAAGCCAGAAATCGATGAGAAGTACCAGGCATATTGTAATCCATGCGACATAAGTTATCTGAACACTGATAAAGATTTGATTAAAGGTATGCCATGTAAAGAATGTGGAAAGAAAACTTTCTATTTGGGGTTGGTTGAATGATTAGAGCACAGTGTCACATATGCCATGGACTCTTTGAAGTTCCAGACAACAGAGCGTTAACGTATATTATGATGAACTTGATTCCTTGTAGAGAGTGTGCCCAGAGGTTCCCAGCATACGAGTAGGCACGTTAAACTACAAATCCACCAGGGGAATAAATAAATTTAGTTCCTAGTGATTCTACACGTTCTCTCTCTACTGAACCATATTGGTCTTTACCTGCTACTTTGCCTTGAGCAATTGCTAGAGCAGCTTGAATCTGTAGGTCTACTAATTCTTCTAGTCCTTCATAGAATATACCAAGGGGAGTTTTCTTAGCCCATGTTGGTGCATCGGGTCTATTCTCCCATGCTCTAATTAGAAACTTACCAATTTTTTCAAATTCTGCATAAGGATTCGATGCTTGAAGTACTTCAGAATATGTCGGATATGTAACAGCACTAGACTTTTGTTTCTTTTTGGCGGCTGCTTTTCTTTTATCGTTAGGAGTATCGATTTTACGAACGCATCTATCACCTTGGCGAACATAACCCACAGGGCAACGTTTCATGTTTACACCTGATTAGCAAGTTCGTATGAACGCTTAAGTCTCATCATGTACTCAAGTTTAGGTTCTTCTCTGATGGTACCAGGTATAACAATTCTAGATGATGGAATACTAAGACTGTCTCCTACTTCACCTGCTATAGTTGTAGGAATAACGACTTTTGTTACGTACAATTTGTCAGCCGCGGTTGGAGATAATGAACCGAATTGCCTAGTCATAATTGGTTGACACAATCCTAATGCAGGTAAAGTAGTATTAATTAGATTCAAATCATATTGACCATACAAAGTTGTTGTCCAATCGTCTTGAGAAACACCGGCGGCGCTTGGCTGAATAAACCCTGGCGCGGATGCATAAACAAATTGAGTTAGTAAATCATTAACGTCTGTCGGAATTGATGAAACTAAGTAAACTATTGATTGACCAGAACCACCAAATGAAACGTAGGCTTGTGCTTCTTGTGTAAATGCCGTTACTGGGTAGAATGTTTTACGTTCCATTGCATAACCGGATAAGTCTATACTTCCTTGCCAATACATAACGTTACCAATATTAAGCCAGCCATTGGATAATTCAAAGTCGTCCCATGCTTCTGGGTCTTTAGTAGATACATAACATGAAGGAATCTCTATGCGTAGTATTCTTTCCATGTCTTCACTCATTTTT